TCAAACTGTTTTTTTGATTCCTACGCCAAGTTCCTCCTCGCGCTGCTCAATATCGAGCTCACGCGCATTGAGGGCCGCTTCCCTTTCATTGAGTTCTCGCTCAAACTCGGTAAGACGCGCCGACCGCTCGTTCACCTGATCGAGCATATCCACAACTTTGTGGAGAAGTCCACTGATGTCAGCAAGACTCCCCTCTGGAACAGAAGTTGTTTCGTGAGCCGGAACTTCCTCAACCGGCTCCACTTCTTCAGGTTCGGTATTAAGCACATTGCCCTCTCCTGTGAAAAGGTAAGATTTGTTCACTTCGGGAAATTTTTCACAGATGAGGTTTACAATCCCAGGGTTAAACTTCTTCGTCCGGCCTCTCATAAGGTCGAATATCCTCTGGTAGTTTATGCCCAGGGCGTCGGCGAACTTGGGCGCGGTCAGCCCAACGGCTGCCAGCACCTCTTGAATGATGCGTTGGGTGGTAGGAATAAATTCGTCCTGCCTTACATTTTCCTTCATATTTGCTATTGTATTATAACTACTTTTCTTTTCTTATCATTTCTGCAACAACACATCGTGAAGTTGCAAGGATGATTAAAAAAATGTTAAATCTAAGCAGAACTTGCAAATATGATTATTCTAATTTTGCTATTATTGCGAAAATGATTATATTTGCACTACGATAACGGCTCAGACCGCCACAAAGATAAGCAATTTCTCGCTTAAATGCAAATAAGAGTTTAAATCAAAAACAGCAGAAAGATGAGCAAATCCACAATGATTCATCACGAAATCTCCGAGTGTGGTTATCAATTTCCACGCTCGGAGCTCGCGGCAGCCGAGAGAAAGGAGGTCGCATGGAAAGTATAGCAGTGAAGAAACTGCCAATCTCTCCGACTATTAGAGCGCTCTCTATCGGAGAAACGGCAATCTTCCCCATTGAGCAGAGCAGTTCTGTCACTGCGGTATGTAGCAAATTCCGCAAGGAGATGGCCCGGATTGGATGGGAAGCGGAAGTCAAGTACGACCGACGCACTTTCACCGTATCGGTGCACCGCACCAAATAATGCAAATAAGAACCGCCGCATTAGCGGCACAAACTAAATATCAATAAAAACAATTCAAAATGGGACTCATTAAGAAATCCAATGAATTGGTCATACCCTCGACCGTCAAGATGATGATCTACGGTCAGGCCGGTATGGGTAAGACCACGGTGGCGCTCTCTGCGCCCAAACCGCTTTTGCTTGACTTCGACAACGGTGTCAAGCGTGTAAACATGGCCCACCTCGAAGGCGTTGACATCGTTCAGGTGGACAACTGGGGTGAAATCCAGCAACTTCTTCAGCAGAGTCAGTCTGAACTCGCCCCTTATCAGACAATAGTCGTCGATACCATCGGCAAGATGATGGACTTCATCGTGGATTATTGCTGCAACGGCCGTCAGCCTCAGATTAGAGATTGGGGCCGCATCAACCAGGAATTCACATGGTTCACCCGCGCACTTTCGGCCCTCAACAAGCATATTGTCTTTGTTGCCCACCGCGACACTCGTAAGGAAGGCGAAGATACCGTATTCATTCCGGCTCTCCGCGAAAAGTCCTACAACTCCATTGTAACCGAACTCGACCTGCTCGGCTACCTCGAAATGAAATCAGAGCGCGGCGTTCAGGCCCGAACAATCACATTCGATCCCACCTCTCGCAATGATGGCAAGAACACCTGCAACCTCCCATCGGTGATGAGGGTGCCAACTGTCCTCAACGCGCAGGCTCAGCCTACTGCCCCCAACGTGTTCATCGCAGACAAGGTTATCAACCCCTATCTCTCGATGCTCGAAGTCAAGGCCGAGGAACGTCGCAAGTATGACGAACTCATCGAGGCCATCACTGAAGATGTTAACAACATCACAGATGCGCGCTCGGCCAACGACTTCGCTGCAAGAATCAAAGAATACAAACACATCGGCAGTTCAATGGCTAAGGCCCGTTCTCTATTCGGTGCTAAGGTCGCTGAACTCGGACTCGTTTACGATTCCGAAACCAAGACCTACAACGATGCAGAACCGGCAGCCTAACGTAAAGTTCCGCTTCTATGCGACTTTGCTCGACGGCTTTACCGACTACCTTAACAGCGATATAATCTACGAGAAGTATTGGGGTTGGAGCGAGAATCCGCCCCATACTCTCGAAGAGTTCAGACAGAAACAATTCCAATCTCTCATTGACCGCATCAACCGTGTGCCATTCGACAGCGAAGCGGCAGACAAAGGAACTGCGTTCAATGAGCTTGTTGATTGCCTGATTGAAAATCGCAAGCCATCGGAGAAGTTCAAGTTCGAGCGTGTTGTGGAGCCGGAGGTAATAGAGCGCGTGACCGGGCAAGTAGATGGTTGTGGGCCAGACGAACGTTGGGCCGATGTTTCGTATGAGGACAATCCCAATGCCGGAAAGGTAGTCGGGATTCGTGCCCACTACAATAACCGGGTATTCTACTTTGACATCAAATTGGTGCGTGAGTTTTCCAACTACTACAAAGGCGCTCTCACACAGCAGTTCGTATCTGCCATCGTACCGACAGCCTTTGGCGATGTTGAGGTGTACGGATATGTTGACGAACTGATGCCTCAGTCGGTTCACGACATCAAGACAACCGGTCGCTACTCAGTCGGAAAGTTTAAGGATCATTCCCAGCACATTGTCTATCCATACTGCTATTGGAAGAATGGCATGCCTCCCATGCTATTCGAGTACAACATAGCGGAGATAGACAAGTACGGACGATGGGAAACCTTTACGGAATCCTATATGTTCGTGCCGGAGCGTGATGTGCCTCGCCTTGTTGCACGATGCGAGGATCTGATACGATTCTTATTGAAATACCGACATCTGATTACAGATAAGAAAATCTTCAACGAAGCATCGTAGTATGGTAACGATGGCTACACTTATAAAGAATAGAACCGAGGGAACGAGAATAAGCCGCTCTTTGGTAGAAATGATAGAAAGCTTGCCGGAAGGCAAGTACCGAATCATCATTGAACCGCAGAGCGTACATCACTCTGTACCCCAACGTAAACTATTATTTATGTGGCTATCGTTACTGGCCCGTGAAACCGGAAACAGTAAAGTATCACTGTATAACTATTACTGTAGAAAGTTCCTATTGGAAGATATGCCGAGCGTGTCGCAGATGACATCAGCCCAGCTCACGCACTTTATGCACGAGATCGAGGCCGATGTTGCCGGCACGCTCGGCTTTACTTTACCAATTCCGGAAGACGGCGATGAATTCATTGCATTTCTTAAAGACTACAAAGACAAATGAAATACCAACTCAGGGATTATCAGCAGGAGGCTTCTGATGCAGCAATTCGTTTCTTCCGTTGTAGCGGCAATGAGAACGGACTTCTTGTGCTACCTACTGGTGCCGGTAAATCACTTGTAATTGCCGATATAGCCCATAGACTTGATGGTAATGTTCTTGTATTTCAACCCTCCAAAGAGATACTTGAGCAGAACTACGCCAAGTTGAAAAGCTACGGAGTGGAAGATTGTTCAATATATTCCGCCTCATTCAACAGCAAGGAGATAAACCGAATAACATTCGCAACAATCGGAAGTGTAAAGTCCCACATGGAAGACTTCAATCACTTCAGGTACATCATAGTTGATGAGTGTCACGGTATAAATCCGCAAGGAGGTATGTATAAGGACTTTTTCGATTGTGCAGCGCGTAAAATCCTCGGTTTAACAGCGACTCCCTACCGTCTGAGCGCATCACTTCAGTACACTGATTCTAATGGAAAAACAGTATTCCGGCCTAAAGACGAACACGGGAGCCAGGAATTTGATGACAAGTTACACAGCCGAGAAATCACGGCTGAGAACAAATGTATCCTTAAATTCCTTACCCGCACACGCCCAAGAGTCTTTCACAAAGTCATATATCAAGTTGCGATTCAGACACTGCTCCAGCGAGGCTACTTGTCTAAGCTGAACTACTATGACATGACAATTCTCCCGCAGGAAGGATTGCGTCGCAACTCCACCGGCATGGACTTCGACGATAGGAGCCTATTTGAAGAATATCAGAGAGTCAATCTTCAGGATTACCTTGTGAGTATCATCAAACGCTTGCAACAGCCAAAAAGTGGGATTCCACGCAAAGGTATATTGGTATTCACTAAGTTCCTTGAAGAAAGCGAGGCATTGTGCAAGAGCATCGATGGCTGTGAAATGCTAAGCGGTGAAACCAAGAAAAAAGATCGAGAACGAATCATCAATGATTTCAAGTCAGGCAAGATTAAAGTTCTTGCTAATGTCGGCGTGTTGACAACCGGCTTCGACTACCCGGAGCTAGACACTGTTGTTATGGCCCGACCCACGATGTCGTTGGCAATGTATTATCAGATACTTGGCAGGGCAATACGCCCTCATAAGGACAAAGAAGCCGGGTGGATTGTCGATTTATGTGGAAACATAAAAAGGTTTGGCAAGGTCGAGGATTTGAGCCTGATAGAGCGGAAACCCGGAGAATATATTATTCAAGGTATTGCAGACAATCAGTGTAAGCAACTTACTAACTGCTATTTTTGATATGGAAAAGAATAGTTTGGCCGACCGCTTCATTGTTCCACCTTACTCTGTCATCGATGCCCGGAAAGGCTCATGGAAAGAGCGTAAAAAGGTGTGGCTGTCAGAGATTGGAACCGTAGCAAATAGCCGGGAAGAAACGCTGTATGAATCCCTTGCTATGCGTATGCCTGATTTATATGTATCAACTTACGAACACCGCAAGCAACTCGGCATATCTTTCAAAGACTATGTGCAACGATATGTTGATAAAGAAGTGTTGGAGAAAGAAATGCAGAAGATGCCATTCTATGGAGTGAGCTGCTTCGACCCAGTGCTTGCGGAGATTATTTATCATTGGTTTACGCCAGGTTCTAATTCAAAAATATTCGACTGCTTTGCCGGTGATATAACTAAGGGATATGTGGCGACGAAATGCGGGCACATATTCACTGGTATAGAATTGCGGAGTGAACAGGTAGAGGAAAACAAGGTCAGGTGCGCCGAACTTGGAGTTAATGCCAGGTACGTACAAGATGACGGCCGCAACGTTGTGAACCATCTGGGGTGTGCGACGCAGGATTTGTTCATTACCTGCCCTCCATACTACGATTTAGAGATATATAGCAATAACGCTAACGATGCTTCAGCAAGACAAACTTATAGGGAGTTTCTGACGGTTATTGATGAGGCAATCACACAATCTCTGATAAGCCTCAAGAAGAACCGCTTTGCAGTGGCTATCGTGAGCGACATAAGGGATAAGGCCGGGGCCTATTCTTGTTTCCCAGAGGATATTATCAGTATCTTTCGTAGGCGTGGCTGCATATTATGGAATGACATAATCTACTTGAATAACGATAGCCATGCGCAGATCAGAGCTGCTCAATACATGAATCGTCGTAAAGTAGTAAGAATGCACCAGCGGGTACTTGTGTTTTACAACGGGCGCCCCAGTTCTATACAAAAGTATTTCGGGAAAATCAGCAACTATGATACGAGAGGCAATCAAGAATAGAATAGCGGATCTTGGACTATCGCAAAGAGAGATATGTTCTTATGCCGGAATGAGGGAACAAAACCTAAGTTCTTTCCTCTGCGGTACGAGGTCATTCTCTATGCGTAAATTAACCGCACTGTTGGAGATACTCGGCTTGACTGTCGGCGATGCTCGATACGTAGTCGGCAAATATCCTCCGGCAGAAATATACCTTGCTGTGGCGGATAGGATTTCAGAGCGCGGACTAAAATTGCGTGAGTTATCCTCCCTTTGCAGCGTAAATGAATCATCACTTTCTCTCTTCCTCAAAGGACGTCGCTTGCTTGAATTAGAGTCTTTGGAGCGTGTTATGACTGCACTTGGACTTGAATTGGTAAGTTATGGACGTCCTCAACTTCTATGAACTAATACATCACATCCAATGGCAACAAGGAAAGATTCATATAATATGCGTGTTCTTCAGGCAATCCGTGAGGGGCGCGACCCCAAGACTGTAAAGCGTCCAAAGAGAGATCCGTCTGAGGGTCCCACCGAAAGCCAAATACAGCAATCATGTATCAAGTGGTTCCAAATGCAGCATAGAGCATTGTGGGAAGATGGTGTGCTATTTCATATAGCCAACGAAGGGATACGCCTTGGAGGGCAAGGCGGCCGTATAAAGCGAGAGGGAATAGTGAAAGGCGTGGCAGACTTATGTCTGGCAATCCCCCGGCATGGTTATGGGGCACTCTACATTGAAATGAAACGCCCCGGTTGTTACCAGCAACCGGAGCAGAGAACTTGGCAGAAGAATATCGAGCGCCACGGTAACAAGTATGTAGTATGTAAATCCCTTGATGAGTTTATGGTAACCATAAACCGTTATCTCGCTCAATAAAATGGCATCTGCACGGTCATATATCAGTATTATCCGCGCTTTCCATAAGCTCAGGCAAACGATGCGTATCTCAAGCTACGCAGCCGATTTGTACTTTATGCTTGTGGAAGAGTGCAACATTGGCCGTTGGGAGAATCCGTTTTATGTCGAAACTCGCCACATAGAGCATATATTAGGCGTTTCACGTCCGACAATATGTAAGGCCCGAAAGGAATTGGAAGCCCTCGGATTGATACAATATGAGGAGGGTAAAAATGGTAATGCCGCCTCAAAATACACCCTTTCCAGTGTAAACGTGGTTAACACTGAGTGTAAACGAGATTTACACTGCAAACCCACCAAAAAGAGCGGTAGTGTAAACGTGGTTAACAGCAGTGTAAACGAGGTTAACACTGACACCTTATTATATAATATAGACATTAAGACTACTTCTACTGACGTAGAAGTGCCGACCGCTGACGCGGACGGCGTTGTTAAAAAGGCAAGAAAAAAGGTTGTCAAAAAGAAGGAGGTAGAGCCTGAAATACCCAAGCCAGAGAAGCCTAAGAAAAAATCCACTCCCAAGAAAAAAGATCCGCCCAAAATTGTAACGAGGGCAAGAGAAATTTTTGAAGCATATTATGAGCAGGAATATGAGAGTGCATACTATTGGGAAGCCAAAGATGCCGTGGCCATGAAAAAGCTTCTTCAAAAAATCTCTTACAGTCGTGAGCATAGGACGGTGCCGCTCCCAATAGATGATGATTCTGTCCTCGATGCCTTAACAAAATTTCTATCAAGCATAGAGAAAGCGTGGTTGAGAGACAATTTCTCGGTGACAAACATCAGCAGTCAATACAACAATATAGTTTCAGAAATTAGAAACCGTTCAAAATCTCTTACTCCAAATGTCAGATATAATAAGACGGCGCAAGCCGGGCGAGCCAGTGTCGGAGCCGACCTCTCTGACAGCGATCGTCAAAGGAATACTATCCTCGCAGATATCGCAGAGGCAGACCGCAGATTCCTTGCGCGTCGCCAATCCGTTAGTGACGTACCTTACACAGAACTTCCTGCCGTCGCAGATGAGTGAGGCATATTCGCCCCAATTACAATCAGCAGTAATGTCGGCATTTCCTACAATTCTGCAAGCCCACGAAGCGACTAAAATACCGGCCATTGTTCATGTTGCGCAAGCCTATGATGAAGATGTGGCCGTGAAGTGGGTGCAACAGCAGTTATTGGCCGTAAATGAATTTGCAGGTGCCAAGGCAAAATTGACAGATTTTCAATTAGACGAACTCGCAATACAGATACGCCTTGAGTATGGATATTTGAATCTCTTTGAGTTTATTTTATTCTGCGCCCGATTACGTTCCGGCAAGTACGAAGATTTCTATGGTTCGATTGACCCAATGAGAATACTGAAATCACTTGATGCTTTCTGTGATGACAGACGCAGAGAAATAAATCGTGCCTATGAGGAAAAAGAGAGAATAGCCCGTGAGCGAGAATATGAGGAAAGCAAGAAGAACAGTATCTCATTTGAGGATTGGTATTTGAGCAAATCCGAGGAAGAACGTGCTAAGACTCGTGAAGTTCCCTATTTCGCAAAGATGGCTAAGGAAATCGAGGAACGAGAAAGACTTAAGAGCGGGGAAAATAACCCCAATGATAATAATGGCTAAAAATCTTGCGAATATGATTAAAATAATCGCTCTATAATTTGCAGATATGATTATTTTTGATTACTTTTGTATATGCAAATAAGATGTTTAATCAAAAACGAAACAAGATGAAAATAGACAAATCAGCCCTCTTCAAAGTAGCCAATGCCATCTACACCGGCAAAAAGGCAACTTCATTCAGTGAAGCACTGAAAATGGCGTGGAAAGCAGCAAAACTCCAAGTTGCCCTCGCCAGTGGAGAAGTCAAATTTTGCTATCGCAAGTGCAATGGAGAAATCCGCGAGGCTGTGGGTACGCTCAAGAACATG